ATGCGGAATAGCAGAAACGAACAGGATCGTCACCTGATCCTGAGGCGGGGAATTTATCATTACAAGCGTCGGGTGCCGGCTGTCGTGGTCGACATGGATGCGCGCTCGCCTCATGTTCGGACCTCCCTAAAGACTGCGGATCTGGCTCTGGCGCGCAGCAAGCGCGATGCGCTCGAAGCGGCGGATGACCAGCTATGGGCGGCCATGATAGCCGACGAGCCCCGCGTCGCGGCTCAAGCCAGATACAAGGCCGCGGTGAAGCGCGTCGAGGCTATGGGCTTCAGCTATCAGCCAGCCAGTGAGATCGCCACTGCGGATCTGCGGGACGTGGTGTCTCGCCTAGAGGCGGTCATGGACGAGCGGACGCCGGTTGCGACCAACCGGGCCGTTCTGGGGACCGAAAACGTTCCGCCTGTGACCCTGACAGCTGCGTTCAAGGTCTACACTGACGAGATTGTCCACGACGAGCTGCAGGGCAAGAGCGAGAGCCAAAAGCGCTCCTGGAAGAAGGTCAAGCAGCGGGCCGTGAACAACTTCGTCGATCTCGCTGGTGACAAGGCCATGCCGGACATCACGCGCGCTGACGGCCTCAAGGTCTACACCTATTGGCTGGAACGAATTGCGCCAAAGAAGGGGAAGCCGACACACAAGCCTACGTCAGGCAACCGTGATCTTGGCAACCTGCGAGGGCTTTACGAGAGCTACCACAAGCACATGGGGGTGGAGGTCAAACAGAACCCGTTCGACGGCCTTGGCTTCGCCGAGAAGACGAAACGGTCGCGGCCACCTATCCCAACCGAGTGGATCAAGGCCAAGTTGCTGGCCGGCGATAGCCTCACTGGCCTGAACCCACAGGCGCGCGGCGTGCTTCTGGCCATGATCGAGACCGGCGCCCGACCAAGCGAGTTGTGCAACCTGCAGAAGACTGAAATCTTCCTCGATGTCAAAGTCCCATACATTCGCATCGAGCCGCGGGAGGGCCACGACAATCCCCGCGAGATTAAGACAGAGTCGTCCGTGAGATCGATCCCGCTGGTAGGAGTGGCGCTGGCGGTGTTCCGCGCTTTCCCGAATGGCTTCCCGCGCTATCGCGACAAAGAGAACAGCCTCACGACGGCGATCAACAAATACCTGCGCGAAAGCGAGTTGCTGCCCTCAGACAAGCACACCTTCTACAGCCTTCGGCATTCCTTCGAAGATCGGATGAAAGAGGGCGGGCTCGACGAGGAGCTACGCCGGGGCCTCATGGGCCATACTATTCAGCGGCCGAAATATGGTAGCGGCGGCGCGCTAGCCTGGCAGCGAGACGAGCTCAATAAGATTGCTCTGCCTTTTGATCCAGGGATCGTCGAGCACGCTCAAACACGTCGTCCAAATCGTCGTGAGACCGACGAAGCGCGTCAGCCTCCCTCTCAAGCCTCCTGAATATCGGAAGCATGCGGGGCGCGTGCTCGCGGTCCTGCATCATGATCACGGCCAAGCGATCGAGGCACTTCTCGATGCGATCGAGCGTGATTGGGGCGTCGTCGGGACGCGATTTTGCGACCCGCGCCCGCGTCATTCCGCCTTATCCTTCCGTGCGGGGCGAAGATCGATGATCTGCACGACCTCCTTGTTGACGACGATTGCCGCAAAGCCCGTCGGCATCCTTGGATCGGCTATGACAGGGACGCCCGCGAACGTGTGCCCTGTGGCGTGCGGGTCGTTTACGAGTACCGGTGTGCCGCTGCGCTCTATTGCGCTAAGCAGGGTGGCAAATGCGTCGACGCGGATTTCTGCCAGCGCAACAGGCTTCGTCGGCAGATGCCGGAAAACGGCGTCGAACAGTTCGTCCGTCTCCACCCTCTCAGCCATCCGCCTTATCCTTCTGTGTAACAGGGGCGGGGGAATTCGCGAGTTCGAGCAGAACATCCGCGTGGCATGGCTGATCGAGCCGGCACCAACAGGCAAGGTTCTTGCCAGCCAACTCGGCGCGGATCGTCTTCCGGTTGCGGTGGTACGGACCGAAGCCGCCCCAGATTTCCAAAGTGCCGCCTTCCGTCGTTGGCAACGTGGTCTTGGCATCTGGGTCCCAGTCGACCGAATTGCGGAACGCCTGAATGGCATCCTCGACGGTTTCGCAGGTTCGAAACTGGCTCGTCGCCGGGTCGAACATGGTGCTGCCGACCTTCCAGTCGTTCCCCCAACGGTTGGGCCGCGCGACATTCACGGTGTTCTCGGGCATCTTCCAGCCCTTCTTGCGCGAAAGCTGGACGCGGACTGGCGTCTCCACCCTTCTACCCATTTGCTTCTCCCTCGGGTGGGGCGAGTCGAGTGGCGAGGCCGACCTTTTCCGACGTGGCATTGAATTTGGCGGCCACGGCGGCCACAAGATCAATGCCCTCGTGCATGGCGATGAGGTCGGCGCAGATGATGACGTCTGCCAGCTCTTCCGCAAGCTGCTCAAGGGTGGCGCGGCTGCCACGAATGCCTAGGCGCTCGCGCTCGATCTTCTTGATGATGTTGCACGCTTCGCCTACTTCGCCGGCAAGTTCAGTTGCCCGGTAAGTCAACGATATGGCGTTAGCGCTGTCCCATTCGGCCTGACGAGCGATGTTCGCGGCGCGCAGTGTGGTGTGGGTGGTCTCAGCCATTTCGATCTTCCTTATTGGGGAGGGAAGGAGGAGCGGGGAGAGGCTGCCAGTGGGTCGGGCCGTGCCAATTGATCTCGCTCACCGGGCCGGCGTGGTAGTCGCCATAGCTCGTGTTGGCCCACCACCAGTCGCCGTTGTCGTAGTTTTCTGGGTCGAAGTAGGCCTCACCGACGTGGAAGTCGTCTTGATCTTTTGTAGGCACTGCGATGATGATGGCCGTTCGGTCCTTCGGCGCCGTCTCGATAGGCTGCCAGCGGCCCGCCTCCAGTTCAGCTATTCGCTTATCCTTGGCGTCGAGTTCGTCGGCCGCACGATGCAGCAGGCGGTGGGGCCATGCGATTTTCGCGTGCGGGTGGCCGCTGCACGCCTTGCGCAGTTCGTCTGCGATCTCAGCCATTGCTATTCTCCTGGAGGGCTTTCAGGGTGGCGATCAGGAGGGCAATGGCGGGGGTGGCGGCACTGACGCGATGACCTTTGCCCATTCCGCCCGCCGGCCAGACCCATGCCTCGCCTTTGGCGTTGATGGGCACGAAGCCATCCCACCCCGGCAGCACGCGCTCTACCAGTCCAACGGCTGCGTCGAGGGAGGCGGTGTATGACGGCACATGCTCATTCGCAAAGCCGCCTATGTGAGTTGCGCTGGGGCGGCGCGAAGCCGGGTAGGACTCCATGGTGTAGTTGGCCGTTTTCCAAATCGTCTCGCCGCCAAAGAGCGTGACATCGATCTCGGCTTCAACCTCCCGGTCCGGCCCTTCCAGCTTCTCCAGCCGCTCGATAAGCCCGCGCAGGTTGTCGGTCATGCTGCGGATCTCCGCTGTTCTTTCCACGCGCGGTGATAGAGGTCGTCAAGTCGGTCGGCGACGCGAAGCTCAAGCTCCGAGCGCTCTTCTGGTGCGGTCCAGTTGGCGTGGTATGCCTCTTTGAGGGCGTAAAGCTCATCCTTGGTCAGTCGAAGTGTGTACAGCTTCTCGCTCACAGCCCACCCCCTTGCGCGCTGGCACTAGGGGCGACGAGAGCGGCACGGGCGCGGCGATACATGCGGTGTGCCGTGTAGTACGGGTTAGGCGCAGGCTGACCTATCGCGTGCTTTGCTGCCTGCCAGCCGAGATGACTATCGGTAAGAACCTCGTCCCCAATCTGGATGGTTTCGCCTTCTTCGAGCATCCTGTAGCGATGATCCCAAGCCATGCTACTTGCCCTCCACAGCCGGGGAGCGGAGGGCGGCGAGGACTTCGGAGGCTGCATCCAGCGCGGCATCGGCGCATCGCGGGCATAGGTCGGTGAAATCGAGGCGGCTCTTGCCGCCGTAGCTGTCAGCGGAACGCGCACCTTCCATCCGGGCGGAACCCCATGCCTTGGGCTTGGAGAAGCTTCGCGAGGTGTGCGAGCCAGATACGGTCTTCTCTTCGATCTTGCCGCAGTTGTCGCAACGGATTTTCGGGGTGATGTCTACGTCAGCCATTTATTTGGCCTCCACTGTCTTAATGTCAGAAGGGTGGACCGACAGAGCGAGAACATCGTAACCGTCATCTCGCTTCAGCCACGTCCCGGCGCAAACCGACTTTCTGTCGAGCGTTTCGACTTCGACAAACCGGAGATTTGCGGCGCCGCCGTCATCCTGGAAAACGATGTGAAGCTCCACCACCCCCACAGGCGCTGAGACTTGCGTAGGAGTGAAGGGGAACGAATGAAGGCAACCTAAGCACCGTTTACTGGGATCGGATTGACCACACCCGCCGCATGGCTCTATCCCAGATCGTGAAAAAGACGGGTGGAGCGAAGATTGAATGCGCCCTATGCCCGCTGGCGTAGGAGTGGGGTGGAGCGCAGCCTCGGCGGCCCGTTGTTCGGGTCCGTCCAACATCCGAATGATGTCGAGGATGAATGCCACGTTTCGCCGCTCGACCATGATGCTTTTCTGGGTGTCGCTGTGCAGCGGGTCCGGCTGTTTGAACTCAGTCGCAAACTTCATCTGCTCCGAAGGGAATCGACGAATGTACGTTGTCGGCTCAAGATAGTTCGCGCAGGCCGACTGCATGTTCTGGAACAGGACGTGCAGCGCCTTGATCCCCACCGGCTCTACGGCAGGTGCTGGGGAGGCGTAGAGTGGGCGAAAAATTTTCCCCTCTGGCATTCTGGCACATTCTTCTGCCGACCAATCTTCTGGAAGGTTGCACCACCTTCCGTTGATGTACTGCTGCCATGCCGCCGCCTGTCCTGCAGGTGCTGGGGAGCGGCGTAGGCAAGGTACGCAGCGTGTTTTGTTGGTTGGGTAGCCAATTGGCGGGCAGTCGCTGCACAACTCGTCGACCGCCTCTTTCTGGCTGACAGGCGACCGAGAGGCTTCGAGGGCGGCACGAGCGGCGGTGACGAAGCTGGCCTTGAAGGGATCGAGATCGTACATCTCGTCCCAGGGCGTCACTTCCCCGTGTTTCAAACGATCCGCATAAAGGCTTTCGAATATGGCCTTGGCCGCAGTCTGCTCCTCCGTCACTCCTGCTGAAGTGGTGGAGAGGTAGGTGAGAACGTCGGGCACAATGTTGCGCAATTTGAGGAGGTCAGTGAAGCCTTCGCCGAGTTCTTCAACAGCGTTTGGCGTCATGCGGTTTTCTGGCCAAGCAGCAACCTTTTCGTATGCGGCGGACAGGCGAGCGGCCAGAGGCTCGGGATGCTGGCACGAACCGTCGCAATAGCCGACATGCTGACAAACGCAATCATTGAGGACGGCCATCAGAAGTCGTCTCCGTTGCGGGGGTTGTCGCGGTCAAAGCGGCGGTCTTCGTCGCGCTGATCGCGCTGGTCGTCTGGATCGGGCTGGCTCTCTTCCCAAGGGCAGACGCCGCCGCTCTCTTCCTCAAGCTCGCAACTGCGGCGTGAATAAGCGCCACAGAACGGGCAAAGCGTGTCGCCGCGGTCGTCTTCGGGCGAAGCCAGTTTCCATGCGTCGTAACCGGGGATTTTCATGAGCGGCTCTCCTCAACTTCGGCGAGGACTGCATGCGCTTCCTGAACGCGCAGGGCCAGCACCTCCCAATTGGTGTTCCCGATGAGGGCTTTGACCTCAGGGCCGAACATTCCCAATCCGGCAACCTCATTCACGAGTTTGCGCAGGGCCACTTTCGTCTTGTCGAGTTCATGCATGGGAGGAGCCCTCCGCTTTGGAGCGGTCGAAATCAGATGGTTGGAAACCGTCGATGCCCGCAGCGGAAAGCGCTTCGTATCCGGCGACAATCCGGTGATTGTAGGTGAGTGCCTGACGGATTTCCGAAGGGCAATCATCGCGATTGCGCAGCAACTGGCAAAGACCGATGAGCCCCTTGATGGCATCAGCCATTGATGGCGCGGCGGTGATCAGGGGTATGTCCACAGCCCGGTGCACGGTCGCGATGAGCCCGGAATGCTCACTTGCCCAATCGGGACCGTAGATGCGGGTATTACCCTCTTGTCCGCGCCGCCAAGGGGCAGGCGTATGCTTTGTTCCAGCCATAGCTAAGCGCTCCTGGATGGGGAACGGGCGGCGAGCATGGCGTCGGCGGGATTGGTGGGGCCAGTATCTACCGGCGGACTTCCGGTCGCTGACACTGGCCCCTTCGCGTCACCCTGATCCGACCGGATTTTCTCACCGGCAGGGGTCTGCGAACTGAAATGGGCGGCTTTCCACTCAGCGCAGATAATCTCTGGCTGGGTGTAATCTGCAATCTGACCGTCAGGGCCGATTGTCATGATGATGTAGTCGCCGTAGCCTTCGTAGCCGTGGCAAAGAAAGCTACCCGGCACATAGCCATCACGGTACGCGACCTTGCGGCCCTCTGCGTCGAGCAGCCAATATTGGCCTGCGTCACAGACCTTGTAGTGAATGTCAGCGGCGGTCCCTTCGGGCCAACCCTCAATCTTGCCGGTCGCCAGTTCGATCTTGACGCGCCATACGTCTCCGTCGCGGCCGGGAATGAGCGTGCCGTCTGTGTCCTCAATGTCGTTGACGTAGGCGTCTTCCCAGTAGCGCACGCCTGTTTCGGCCAAAATGTGAGTGGCTGCTTTGATGCTCATGCCTCTGTCCTCGCTTGCGCGAACAAGGGGCGGGCAGAAGGCACCGGCAGCTTGTCCGCTTTGGGTTTCGGTGATTTCGGCGCAGACGGGATTTTCGCTTTGACCCGCGTCTTCATGCCGAGGAATGACTGGCGAACCGTCTTGGCTGCCAGTGGCGTGTCGCGATTCCGTGTTTTCCAGCCGTGGCATTTCGGGCAGACAGCCCGGCAGTTATCCAGACTGTTGTCCTTGGAATTGGCATCGAGAATGAGGTGATCGTACTGGACGCCTAGGCTCAGGTCGTTTGAACAGCGCAAGCCTTCGGGCAGGCCGTACCATGAGCCCACAGCCTCACAGCGCTTGGTTGAGCGCAGAAGAGCCTGCTTGCGGGTGGAGGTAGAAAACTCGTGGCGATTGGCCATCAATACGTCTCCTCGATCCGCTCGCGGTCTGCCCTGCCGAACTCAGGCAGGATTTCCGCGAGATGCGAGACAAGCGCGGCATTCACCCGCGCGTCGACCTCGGCCATGAGCTGTTCTGTTTTGCGGTCCTGCACGATCAGATAAGCGAGCGTTGAGGCTCTTGCGTGCGGGTTGCGTTTGGCGTGGGAGAGGGCGGTCATGCTGCCTGCTCCTGCTCATCGTGGAAAACGACGCCGTTTTGCACGCCCCAAGCGGTGATGATCTCCAGCAAATCGCTCATCTCCTGCTTGGACAGGTCTGACGATGATTTGGTCAGGCTGACGAAGCCGGTGCCGTCCAGATTGGGAACAATGCGAACTTCGCGCTTGAGGGCGTCGAGAAAGACCAGCTTCCAATCATCGGGCGTGAGCTTGAGGCCGCGATACTTGACCTGTGTGGCTATGTCGGTGAGGGCGGCCCACATACGAGCGTTCTGGTCGAGCGAGCGCTTGGGAGCCTTCCATTCGATCCGTGTGCCGACAGGCGCATCCCAGGCCCAAGCGGTGGCCTTCTTGCGGTCTGCATCGGTGTTCAAGACCAGTAATGCTCGGGTCATCACCGCCACTCCGGGGCGAAGGGAATTTCGTCGTCCAACTCACGACCGGGGCGTCCACCGCCAGACGGCACGTCGCCGTCATCAGGCTCGCGCTCATACATGCCCTGCTCGGCCTTCCGCGCTTCCTGCTTGCTGCCCTGCAAGGTGATCTCGTTCGCGCGGACCGTCAGGTATGTTTTCCCGTCATGCTCGCGCTTGCCGAAGTCGCCGGACACGGTGACGGAACCGCCCTTCCTGAGGTGTGGCGTCAGAGCTTCGCCGCGCTTGCCCCAGAGCGAGCAATCAAAGAACAGGGTGCTTTTCCGTTCGCCATAGCCGTCATCGACAGCGACAGAGAAGCCAAGAACGGGCTCGCCATTCGGAGTTCTGCGAAACTCGGCATCCCTGGTCAGCCGGCCTGCAATTGTGATGGTCTTCATGGTCAGGCAACCTTCTTTTCTGGATTGGTGATGGCCTCGCGACGCTTGGCGAACTTGGGCTTGGCGATGTCTCGGAAGTCGGGCGACCAGCCGTCACGGTCCATGATCGCAGCCCAAATCTTGGCGCACTTATCGACCTCGGCGATGCTGTTGCAGTCGAGCAGATCGGTATCGATGTCGGCTAAACCCTGCTTCTGTTGGGCTGAGCTGGCGCGCGGGGCTCCCTTAACGAACGACCACGGGTCAGCCGTCCAGCGCTTCCAGTTCCATTTCTTCTTGCCCTGGTACTCGGTCTCGTAGGCCTCGCAGGGAACCCAAGGCGTCTCAAGCGCATAGAGGTAGCGACCGACACCCCATTTGACTGCGGCGCGCTTGAGAGCGTCCGAAATAGCCCCTTTCTCGGCCTCGACATCACTGTCGCCGGCACCGTCCGCCTTTGTGATCCATTCGTCGCCGATGCGGATTGACAGGTAGCAAATTGTGCGGGCGCCGTGGAACTCGTAACGGTCCTGCCAATTGATAGGGCCGCAGACCGTGTCGAGGCGGTCCATCACGTCGCGGGCGTCGATGTAGGCCAAGGCCATCGCCTTGGTACCGTCCTTGGTAACAGACTGCGCGCGCCAGCTAATGGCCTCGCGTGGGAACTCTGCGGTCAAACCCTCAAGCACGATCATCTGTTTCTCTCCTCGGCGCCCACATGGGGCAGAGACCACCGTTGATGCCGGTGCATCTCATGAATGGATCCATGTCAGACCAGACGGTCGGAGCTACGAAGCCGCCGCCCTCGACACGGGGAAATTTCAAACACACCCAGGAGGACGGCGAGCGCTTCCGTGAAGCCTGCTCAACGTTGTCGCAGTCCTCGCAAAAGGTGTACTGACGGCTCACTTGGCTGCCCTCACGGCTTCGGCGTAGTGCTTCCAAGCCCGAAGCGCCCGACGCATTTCCAGCATGTGGTCCAGCCGCCAGCCGGGCAGCCGATAGCGGAGTGCCTGATGCGCGCTCTTGCGAGCCGTTACGGCTTTCCAGAAATCATCATCCGCAACGATGCGGGCGTGCAAGTCGGGGATCACTGACAGATCGGCGCGTGTCATTGCGCTTCCTCCGAATGGCCGACGAGCTTGGTGAAGGCCTTGGGAAACCGCATGAAGGTTTCGAACTCGGCCAGGTCGACGGGTGTCAGGGCAGGGTGGTGCTTGACGTATTCGCGGGCTGCCTGGACCTGATCGGCCAAGCTCACGGTCTCGCGGTCTTCGGTGCTCAGCGAGGCACCACGGATGGTCTGAATGTTCATGCTGCCCTCGTTGTGCGTTCGCGCTCGATCTCTTCAACCGTATGGGCGGCGTGGTAGAGCATCGAAGCGGTGTGTTCTTCGGTTTCGGCTCGGGAGAAATGCTCGCTTGCCAGATCGACCTCACCGGCATTGGCGAGGATCAGGCCCCAGCGGCTGTGCTTTTCAGCCTTGCTCTGGAGGGCTGCGGCCTGTGCTTTCAGTTCATGAGATGGTGTGACGGCAAGCATGGCTCACGTCCTTCTAAGCGCTTCGATGAGGAAGCCAGCGGGGATTGCTGATCCGATGAAAAGGGTGATGAGATGGAGCCAAGGCATGGGTTATGCCTCCTTGGCGTAGAGCTTGGTGCCGGGTGCGGGCTGGTATCCGCTGGCCCACTTGATGACAGTGAGGTCGTGTAGAGAGCCTGCGAATTCGACAGCTTCCCCAACTGGGGTTATCGCCGCCTCATACGCATCAAACGCCGCGTTCAGACCCTGTAGGGTGTTGGTGGTGCTTTCATCTGCGTAGAAGGCTTGGATGCCTGCTTCTCGCGGGGTCATGATTGGGCCTCTTTGGCTTTGGAGAGGAGTTCACAGATGCGCATGTCTAGGGATGCGTCTCCGCCCGAATCCTCGTTCAAAAGGGACGGGCACTCGCCCCAGACAACCGCGTAAAGATCACCAAGCGCCTTCACCAGATCATCATGGGCGTTGACTGCTCGGACGATGAAATCTGCGTCTTCGCGGCTGAAAGCGCTCGGGTAGTAGAGCGTGTCGTTCAACAGCCATTTACCCTTAGCGTCCCGAACCGTGTAGCTGGGACCAAACGATGAAGTCTTATCTTCGGTGATCGTCCATGGCGTAGGGGAATGGGTCATCACTCGTCTCCCTAAGCTTCTTCAAGCTCAAGCTCGTCTGGCGTCTGGCCACTCTTGATCAGGTCAAGCAGGCCCTCGTTGACGACGAAGTACCGGCCACCAAACAGCACCGTGTAGCGAGGACCACCGGGCGCTCCGCAGAAGGTCGACACCACCTGATAAGAGGTGCCGGGAGCCGGGATGGGCTTTGCGTCTTGGGATATGTGAGTGAGGGCGTTCATGTCAGCGGACTTCAGTCATCGAGGTCACATCGCGACGGACCTTCACAACCACCCATCCGTCTCGGATGAGGCTTTCACGCGTGGTCTTGTGAGCGTCCGAATAGGTCTCGGCCTCGACTTCGCGGTGAAAGCCGAACGTGTGGCCGTCCCGCTTTGCGACAATGTCGAGAACGTATGTCATCTGCTCGCTCCGTTGGCTGTGTTGGTTAGGCGGATGTCGCTGCGATGATGCGTTCAGCAAGGGGCTGAAAGGACGGAACATCGCCCGCATGGCGGCATCCGTAGGCGGCAACGAGAAGCTCGCGGAACTCGCGCTTGAAACTGGCCAGTTCTAGCTTGGAAACGCGGCCATCGGCCTCGGTGATCAGTTTCATGATTGCCAGCTTGCCCATCTGCTGTCTCCGTTGGCTGTGTGCCTATGGAGACGAATATATACGCATACGCATAATGCACAAGCACAAAAATACGCCGACGCATATTTTTTTTGACAAGGGCGAACCCTTATGCGATTTGTTGGATGCGGTGACCCGGTGCAACTCCGGGCCGGTCAGGCCGCAGGCGCGGGGGTCGAAAGTCCTACGGTGCTACCGGAAACAGAGGATGGGCTAGCTGAGAGGCGGCCCTGCACAAGCGAAGCGACCGACGTGACGGTTCAACTCGCGGCAAACGATCTCCCTTCCTTATTGGCTTCGGCCAGTAGGGGTAGGGGGTCTTTGCCTGCTCGCTCCCTCAGCTCGGGTTCAAGCCCCTTAAGAGAAGGTAAGGTAAGGATAAAGCTCTACTGCCACCGAACAGAAGTTATCTTCACACGCCATTCCAGCGAGGGCCCATTGATTGGAGCCTTGTAAGTGGGTTGGTCAAACCTCCAGCACGACCCAAATACATTTTGGGGTTTGATGATTTTGTCGGTGGACAAATAATCGTCTGAAACCGGGTCACTATATCCCTCTCTATACCCCTCCAGAGAGAAGGATAGCCGAGTAATAGTATCTGAGGTGTTATTCTTGAAAACTATGTAGATGGGGTGCATCTGGGAACAGCGCTCAAGGTCATATAGGGCGCCAGCGATTATTTTATCACGTTTTGCCGTTTCATACTTGTCTGCGGCCCAATAGTAGGCGCCGATGGCGCAGGCAGCTACAACCAATATCGCTGCGAGCGACAAGACTTGGCGCGGGAAGGCCAACAAAAGAAAAAGGGCTATTCCTATCCCAACAACCCAAGCCATCCGGCACCCCTCCGAAGCTTAAAGCCTAACCCATTCTTCACGCGGGATTCGAAAGCGGAAGGGGGCGGCCCACTCAACTACCACATCCTCAATGTCAGCGGCATTGGAACTTACGAGTGTGAATAGGCCGTCAAGAGACCCTCGCCGTAGTTTTTTGATAAACATGCGCCCGTCTGCCAGGCGCAGTATGCATGTCCGACCGATAAGATCCTGCGGGGGTCTTCCCTCTTTGTGGTATCCGACCAGGTCCCCGTCCTCAAATACAGGCATTTGGGAATCGCCCCGGACAATTACGGCACCCGTGCCATCAGGGATTGGGAAATCGACCTCGGCAACGTCGATCCCGTGGTTATCATCATGGAGTATTGGTGTAACCTCAGCTCCCGCGCCAACATATCCGAAAATACTCACTGTCTGCGTCCAGCCGGTTTCCCAGCCTGTCTCTGATAGGTCAAAGTCAATACCATGCTCATCAGCGAAGGCTTTTAGCTTCGCGATGTGCTCGAATTCGGGTTTAGACCCACGTTCCCACCTTGAGACCGTAGGCTGAGTTACACCGAGGACTTCGGCAAACTCGCCCTGGTTCAAATTGGCGACGGTGCGCAGGCGGCGAATGGCTGTCTTCAACTCCATACGCCAGCGCATATCAAGGGGCAGCATAGAAATAAAATACACCAACGCATAACCTCTTGCAAAATAGTATGCGTATGCGTATAAATGCGTTATGAGCGCAATTAGGCATATCCGCAAAACCGTGTTCCGCCTGAACCAGGCAGAGTTCGCCGTCGTGGCGGGCGTTACGCAGGCAACCATATCTCGTTGGGAGAAGGGCGGGTCGCCCACTCTCGAAGAGATGCAGCGCATCAGGGACGCAGCGGCAAAGCGCAAAATCAAATGGTCCGACAAGCTGTTCTTCGAGGCCCCGAAGGCTAACGAGAGGGCAAGCGCATGAGCCGTCCTCGGAAGCCAAAACCCGTTGAATCGATGGACACTACACCCACCGAAGAAGAGTTCGCCCAGATGGCCCGAGGGTGGGCGCTGTGGGAAGCAGAGCCGTATCCCCGCCCTCTTTCGGAGACTGGTGAATGGGGCTTTGACCTCATCACAAAGCGCTGGTTTCAGAAGGTGGCGAAATGACCTCAATTCGCCTGCGACTTATCAATAGGCTTGAGAGCCTCCGAGATCAGATCTCCAAGCATCTTGTGCAGAAATTGGGCCGACCCGAGGTGCATGCGCAGTCGTGCGGAGATGTTCACGAACCCCTCGTTGTTCGCGTCCAGAACGCCAGCACCAAGGGACAGATAGACCACGCCATTGTTGTTGCGGGCTTCTGTCAGGATATCGACGTATTCAACGCGCGTTCCGGCGTCCCTAATCTCCCAGAACTTATCGCCAACCGCGATCTGGTTCCCGCTCTTGATCACGATCTCATCGGCCATTTCGTAGCTCCCCTATCTGATCATCGGATGGTGCAGGCAAAGAACGCCGGAGTCGAGGTGTCGGCATGACCTCCCCAGACCAGAACTACACCTCCTGGCATGTTGGTATGCGCGTCGTGTGCCGAGACAACCGCGATTTCGAATGCTGGCTCAATGTCGATGACATCTACACAATCAAATCGATCGGCATGGGGATGGGTGCTTACAAGGGGCGCTATACAACCCACGTTGTTGTCGTCCTTGCGGAAGTAGATAACCCAGACGACGCTTTTTTCCCGATGGAGACGCCCGGATTCTGTGCCGCCCGCTTCCGCCCTGTCCAAACCCGCAAAACCGACATTTCCGTGTTTACCTCCATGCTCTCTCCCAAGCCTGCAAAGGCTGGAAAGGTGAGGGCGTAGATGCGCGACAGCACCAAGTGGCAGATGGCAGGGTGGAGTATTTTCTTGATCTCCACGATCGCGATCCATCTCAGGTCGGCGGACGTCAAGATTGCGTCCCTGCACATCATCACAGCAATCGCGCTTGCCACTTCCGCCATTCTCAAGGCGCTCGGCAAATGAGCGCGTCATTTCGCATATTCCGGGAGCGTGGATCTTTCGAGATCAGCGCGATCTGTATTGGAGACGTCGTCCCGGTAAGGGCTCGTGGCCGTCTCTCCACCTGCACGAAGACACCTCAGAACAAAGTCCACGCGCCCGCTCTTTTCGCATCCGTGCCATTCCTCCCACTCCCCTTGGCACGGCCACTGGTCGCGAGATCGAGGCTCCTCCAGCTTCTCTCGCGGCCCTTTTCTTCCGTTGTCGTTATCGGCAACACGTTGCGGAGACTGGCGTCGGTTCTTCTCCTCCGACAGTCCCAGCCTCCGCATGGCCTGGCTCTTGCTCAGGCTAAGAATTGGTGCGGCCTGCCCATTACCCGCCGCTCGGTATTTTCGCGCGCTCAAGCCGGCAAGCAATCGGCGCGCGGCCTCTTCGAGAGATTCAAAGTCCTTTCGTGTCCCGTGGTCCATGTGCAGAAACATGAGGCAAGGAACGATGGAAAAATCACAAAAGCCTTTGGAGAATTCCCAAATGTCTGAGCTGACTTGGGCGTCAGATCAGTTGCAGAATTACATCGCCCCACCCGGCTCGGCGGCTGGAAAGGGCGAACGCATTCGCAACGCAGCCCGAAAATTGAGGTGGAGCTACTGGCGCACTCATTCCGTTTGGTATGCGGATGAGCGCGTATCAGTCAAACCGCGCGAATTGCGCGAGATCGAGGTACTGACCGGTGTCAAATACGGACAAGAACAACTCCGAGAATACGACGAACTCATCGCAGCCGCCGAAAGTCTCCTGGCTGGCGGAAAGGAGGATCTCCGCAGCGCTGCGGTTACTCTACTCCGCGCGTTGGCTGGCTCTTCTCATCGCCCCCGAGCTTAAGAAGAGGCGCGACCTACTATGAAGACTGTCCTCAAGGCCACTAGCCCCAACGATATCGACTTCACCATGTCGGTGACGATGCCGCTCGGTGACTGGCGCAAGCTCGCCACGCAGCTCGGTAGCAACGTCTACCCAAGCTGGATGCTAGGCAAGGAAATTCGCCTGCTCGTGGAAAAGGCGACCGCCGAATTCACGGCTGATGAGGGGGCGGCACAATGAACACGCTTTCTTGGCTGCTGTATGCCGCAGACGTGTCGCGGAATTTGCGTTCTGTGGTTGGCGGCGTGATGTTTCTGATGTGTGTTCCGGGTCTTGTTGGGTTGGCGGTTTTGTGGGCCTTCACCTTGTTCGAGGAGAAGCCCAAAACTCCCGCTGTAGTTACCACGACGCTCTGGATGGTTGTGGCATTTGCCGGTGCGCTGGTTTTGGTGTTCACACCCTCGGCCAAGACGATCTACATGATCGCCGCATCCGAAGCCGGCGAGACGGTTGTTACATCTCCCGAAGCCATTGAGATGATGGGCGACCTCAAGGCCATCATCAAGAAGAGGCTGGCTGAGGAGTTGGGCAAGTGACCCGCCCGCCCCAATGCATGGATTGCAAACTGGCAGATTGGCAGAGGACCGCGGCTGGGAAACTCCATCCCTCGGGCGATGGCCGGTGCCGATGGGTTATGCCTGAAATACGGCTACCGGTGAGCATGTATTTTTTGAGAGGGCCAACACCGCACGGCGGGAGCATCAATCGTCGTGACGAGTGGCGGCAATGCCCACAATTCCAGCGGGCAGTGAAATGACCCGCCCCCGTCTCTCCCTCCGTGCCGAAGAGCTTTTGTCCTATTTCACAGGACTAGCACCAGTCGGCAGCACGATTGAGGTGCCAATCGCTCAGGCCCGAGACGACCTCCGTCTTGGCGGCGAATGGGTCTACTACAAGTACATCAGGCAGCTGATTTCGCACGGCCTGATCAGGCGCATTGCGTGCGGTAGCCAGGGCTCGACCGGCGTTCTGATGGTCCTGCGCCGCCTCGAGGATGTCAGGGCATGAGCAAGGCGGCATCTGCGCGCGGATTGTTCCGGGCAACTGGCAAGAAATCTAAGCCAGTGCCACGCCAGATGCTCGACGGCAGCTATGAGCTTGTCGACGGGCTGGTGCGTGAGAAGGACGACTTCTACCCCACGCCGCCTGAGCCGACGCGCGCCTTCCTCCATGCTGAGATCGATCGGCTGCGCGACTTCGGCCTCATCTGGGAACCGGCAGCCGGCGACGGCGCAATGGTCCGCGAGATGGAATCGCTAGGGCTCACCGTCCTCGCATCTGACATGGTTGATCGTGGCTGCGGTGCAATAATCCGTGACTTCTACAGCTTCAACCGTTTCGACGTCTGCGGCGGTGGCTCTGCCATCGTGACCAACCCGCCTTTCCAAGAGTGTGGCTGGGGCAATGGCAAGGCGCGGTGGCTGAAGCACGCGCTCGACGTGCTCGACGTCGATTACATGGCGCTTCTGCTCAACTGGACGTGGCCAGGGGCCGGCGGCCTTGCGGGGTTCTGGGCTGGGCATCCGTGCGCCAGAATCTACCTCATGCGGTGGAAGATCGACTTCACCGGGCAGGGCGCGCCGCCAATGCTCAACGCTTGGTTTGTCTGGGACAAGAAACACCAAGGCGAGACAGTTCTTCGCATGCTCGACCGCAAGGACGCGCGCCAAACTGAGCTTTTCGGGGGGCCTGCATGAGCCTCAACCGCTATGCCACCAAACGGGACATGGCCGAACCCGAGGTGGTTTCGACGCTGACCCAGTGCGGGTTTAGCGTGGTGAGAACGGACAAGCCCACGGACCTGCTTGTCGGGTTCCGGCGTCGCATGTGGCTGGTGGAGGTCAAATCCGGCCACAAGGGCTACGGCAAGAGCCTCAACGACAACCAGAAGAAGTTTGCAGAGACATGGCGGGGGCCAGACATCGTCATCCTTCGCAGCGCCCAAGACGCAATGGATTGGGCCGTTCAAGTTTCAGTGGAGACAGCATGAGAAAAGTAGCCACACCTGAGCCCGAGGGCTTCGAAGAATTTTGGGCCTGCTGGATGCCGCACCGCCGCCGCACAGACGGTCGTGGAGATGCCCGCACAGCCTACCGCAAGCACATCCTTGATGGCGTTGACCCGCAGGACATCCTCGACGGCGCCCGCGGCTTCCTGCGCAGCCTGACCGACGCAGAGCGCCCCTACATCCCGCTCGCGGCCTCATGGCTGAACAAGGAAGCCTATGCCGATTGGGCAGAGGACGAGCGCAGCTATCAACGCCGTCTGGCAGAGATCCAGGCACGCAAGCAGCAGCCGGCAGACGTGATCCAGATGCGCCGTCCCGAGCCCATGTCCGAAGAAGAGAGGCAGAGACGAGAGCAGGTTGTCAGAAACAACCTCCGCAGGCTGGAGGGCTGATCATGTCGAATGTCATCTACAACCCCGAGTTTGTTCGTCGTGTTCAGGCACGGCGGAAGCGGGAGCGGTTGGAGGCCGCTCGCAAGGCGAGGGAGGAAGAGCGGGTCAGGCGGCTTGCCGAGATCTGCGCCGAGCGCAATGAAAGTATCATGTCAGCGCGGTCTGGGACGCTTGGACGGATCGCGGAAATTATCGAGGCAGTGGCCGCAGAGCATGGCGTGAGTTCATCTGCAATTTTGGCATACACCCGCGCGAAAAAAGTCTTCGATGCTCGTGTAGACGCTGTATTGCGCGTGAAGCAGGAATTACCCCGCGTCTCTCTGCCCTTGATGGGCAGGGCGTTCAACCGCGATCACAGCACCGTCCTGTATATCTTGAGGCGCTATGGCTCTTATGTGGCGCCTGTCAAGGAAATAACGAAGCGCTTCACTATTCGGCTCCCTGACGACCACCGAGATTATCTGCGCGAGATGGCGGAGGAAAGCGGCATGCCCGTCGCAACGCTTGTTCGTAGCCTCATCCAGTCCGTTGTCGAGGATGAGAAGGCGAATGCCAAGGGCCGGTTTCTCCGCGTTGCTGCCTCGTCTCCCAAGCAGGAGGGCCAGCCCCGATGAGCACCATCACCTCAGGCCCAATGTTCGAGCCAGCAAAACACAGCGGCATGGAAAAGATCGTCGGCAATCATGACTCAGGCGCTCATTACAGCGTCTGGCATCTCGATAGCGACAATGGCCGGCAAAGTGCCGAGGTCGGCATGCAGAGCCTACGGCAGATGTTCCCCAGCGGCGAATGCAACGAAATGAATTTCGTGCTGTTCAGCACATCTGGCGTCCACGGCTGCTACACCACGATTGAGGAAATCGAAGAAGGCTTCGCCAAGTACGGCGAAGATTATCAACCAGACGAAGAAGACGGTTGGCCCGAAGGCTGGAACGGCGACACGCTAACCGTGCTGATCGTGCATCCGCGCATCGTCTGCCTCCGGTGCGGCAATGTTCGGGTTCGCAGCGACGATATCCCTTACCTCAAGAAACTGCGTGAAACCTCGCAAGCCGCGATGATGTCGATCGGCATGCCCGACCCTGAGGCAGCGCGATGATGTGGACCCCGTTCCAGATCAGGATCGTCCTACACCACTACAGCAGCACCGCCGCTTGCGAGAGTTCGAGGGCGCCAATCTATGCCGAAACCGTCGCACGCTTGGTGGACCTTGGCGTGCTGGAATGGCGACCTGAGTGCGCCAAGGAATGCGCGGCCCATGAGACGCCGTTCTGCACAACCCCAATGGGCCGGGGCCTCATCGAGATGTGGTGCCAGCAACCTCTCCCTATCGTGACCTATGTCGATCCACGCTTTGCGGAGGGCCAGACACGATGAGCGACATGGTGGAGAGAGTAGCGCGGGCGATCAAGCGCTTTGAAACTCGGCGGGACGCTGAGTTGAGCGTCGATGGACCATGGCGCGAATTCGAGTTGGACAAGGCACGCGAAGCCATAGAGGCAATTTCGCAGACCGCGCCCGATGCTTGGCGCTATCGCTTCGACGGCGGCAAGTGGACCGTCCAAAAGAACAAGCCGTCGTGGCACAGGGAGTTCATGGCCGATGTGGTTCTAGAGCCCCTGTTCTCCATCGACGCCGCTCTCAAAGGAGAGGCTGAATGGACTCAACGCTGCGGTCACCCCAAGGCGCTGATATTTGATCGCATCGACGGCGAAGTGAAGCCCATCATTGATTTCTTCGTGACCAGCCAATGCGACCTTCTCAAGCGCTTTGAGCCGAAAGGGCAGTGATGACCGCCTATTCCAAAGCAGCCAAGCGAGCACAGAAGCGAGGGCGTCCCATCCTCCCGGCTGAACTATCCACCAGGGAACCAAACGGGCGTCCATCACGCCGGAAAGCAAGGGCATCAGAATTGGAACAGCAGATCAAGCACGTCGCAGTGTCCCGCCGCATCCGGCACCTCGGCTTGGTGGACAAGAAGATAGAAGGCAAGATGACGACAGCAGCAGAACAGGCCGCAGACCCACGCCATGGCTATCTCTTGGGGCGTATGCTCATGGATGGCACTATCAACGCCGGCCAGCATGAGGCCGGCATGAAATACGCTGAGGATATGGCCCGATATTTCGGCCTGACAGGCGTGGCATTCCCAAGCGCCCGCGCTCAAGACCTGTTCGCGGTGCGCTCAACAGGGGGCGAGGATAGCCAGAGCAAGGCCGATGCCGCCCGCACAGCGCGTCACAAGATGGTCAAGCTGCGTGAGGTGCTCCTCGGCACTGGCGACATCGACACAGGCCGGCGCATCGATCACACGGTTCGCATGGTGTGCGTCGAGGACATCGACCATCTGCGCACGCTCAACGCGCCGATGAAGGCATGGCTGGTGCGGGGGCTGAATGCCTTGGCCAAGTTCTACGAGGTGAGGTGATGGGCCTATGCAAAGACTGCACGCATTTCAAGGTGTTTACTGGCTGGCCCCACAAGGCGCCGTTTGGCTCTTGCGCCCGCTGGCACGTAACGTACCGTGACGTCGAGCTTGCCCCAAATGAGTGCCAAGTGGAGAGCGATGAGGGATGGGGCATGATCATTGGCCCAGAATTTGGCTGTGTTCTATGGGAAGCGAAAATGCCGCTTGACATCGTTACGGAACCGAAATAGTGTCATGGCGAATAAGGTAGCGCTTTGCGCACCAACAGAGCCCGCCCGAGAAATCGCGGCGGGTTTTTGCGTTTAGAGGCCCCTCATGGTTTCCCAAGAGAAGGCGGACAATATCCGTGCGCTATTCCGTGGCGGTATGTCCAAACAAGCGATCTCCCGCAAGCTAAAGATGCGGTGGGAAACGATAGACAGAATTTGCGCTGGTGTTGCCGACCCACACGAAGGCAAGGCGCAACAACTGTTCACCAGCCTCTACTGGCGCCAAAGGCGCGGCGGTAAAGCGCTGCCCCGAGAATTTGTGCTGAACGACACAGATTGGTAGCAATGCCTGAACCTCGTTCCATCACTGAACTAGCAGAACAAGCAGCTGCTGCATTCCAGGCAGAGCAGGCACGCAAGTTCCTCGACTGCGCGATCAATCTTTGCGCAACCAGCATGAGCATCCCGGCAGTCATTCGATTGCTTGAGGACCATGCTGAGATCCTGAAAGAGTTCGGCTGATGTCCGGCTACCCAATGCAGAGCACAAGCATCGTAGCTTGGTTCAAGGAAGTCCGAGATGCCATCCGCAAACATGACGCGAGCAAGGTGACCGACTTCGCAATCCTGCTCAATCTGCGTGACGGCTACGATTCGATGATGTCGTTCCTCGATACGAACTTCCCAATCAAGGGCAAGTGGTCCGAGGTTCATCACGACGAAATCGCGCGGCGTGTCCGCGGCTGGAAATCAGAATAACCGGCAACAATCCGAAAGGAACTGCCCATGTCCGACCGCGATGAAAGCGGGCGGTTTCTCCCCGAGCATTCAATTCCAGGGCCGGGGCGGGATAGCTTATACGACCCAGAGATGAACGACCAAGTGCGAAAGCTTGCACTCCTTGGTCTGACAGACGAGGAAATGGCCGAATTCTTCGGTGTGAGCCGCCAGACATTCGACAACTGGAAATCGGAATTCCCCGCTTTTTTTGCGTCAGTATGTGAGGGCAAGATTGTTGCCGACGCCAACGTTGCTGACAGCCTTTACAAGCGGGCAACTGGCGAGCACGTCGAGATTGAAAAAGCCTATCGCAACAAGACGACAGGCGAAGTCGACATCATCAAGATCAAAACGTTCATTCCCGGTGATGCTGGGGCCGCACTAAACTGGCTCAAGAACCGTAAGGGCGACAAGTGGCGCGACAAGCAGTCGCTCGACGTGACCGTAAACCACGAAGATATCCTTGATCACCTTAAGTGACGAGAACCTAGCGGTTTTCCAAAGGCTCAAGGACGACTTCCCACACTACGCTGACAGATGCCTGCGCATCAGATCCAAGGCAGCGGCAATCGTCCCGCTCGAACTCAACGAGGCCCAGCGGTATCTGCACTCCAGGCTCGAAGCTCAGAGGGCAAAGACCGGCAAGGTGCGTGCTTTGGTCCTCAAGGGCAGACAGCAGGGCATCTCTACCTATGTGGGTGGGCGCTTCTATCATCGTGTCACACACGGCAGGGGCCTTCGCTGTTTCATTCTCACTCATGAGCAGGATGCGACAAACAACCTGTTCGGCATGGTGGATCGATATCACCAGCATTGCCCGGCACTTGTAAAGCCAAGCACTGGGGCTGCGAACGCCAAGGAGTTGTATTTCGACCGCCTCGAAAGCGGCTACGCGGTTGGGACGGCTGGCGCAAAGGCAGTTGGCCGCTCGCAGACTGTGCAGCTCTTCCACGGCTCAGAGGTGGCATTCTGGCCCAACGCGGCCACACACTTTGCAGGCGTTGTCCAGGCAATCCCTGATCTGCCCGGAACCGAGATCATTCTGGAATCCACCGCCAACGGCATGGGCGGGGAGTTCCACGAGCGCTGGCAGCAGGCAGAGGCCGGGATAGGCGACTACGAAGCCATCTTCATTCCGTGGTTCTGGCAGGCTGAATACCGGCGTGCGGTGCCGGCAGACTTCGAGCTGGATGACGAGGAGCGCCAGTATCAGGCCGCCTACGGCCTCGACCTCGAACAGATGGTTTGGCGCCGGAACAAGATTGCCGAGTTGAAAGACCCGCTGCTGTTCAAGCAGGAGTACCCCGCAACGGCAGCCGAGGCTTTCCAGATGTCGGGGCACGATAGTTATATCCCGGCTGAACTGATCCTGAGGGCACGTAAACATAGCTGCGAGGGCATTGGCCCGCTGGTTATCGGCTACGACCCGGCGTGGAAGGGGTCGGACCGCCATTCGATGGCCTTTCGCAAGGGGCGTCAGGTTCACAAGATCGAAAGCCGCTCCAAGCTCGACACGATGCAGGGCGCTGGCTGGGCAAAGCAGGTAATCGACACTGAGAAGCCAGCCCGCATGTTCATCGATGTGGGCGGGGTTGGTGCTGGTGTTTACGACCGCCTCCTAGAGATGGGCTACGGCGACATTGTCACTGCCATCAACTTCGGTTCCGCGCCGCTTGAGCCGCAACCGCTCGACGAGAACAAGAAGCCCAAGGGCGGCTACCTCAACCGCCGCGCTGAAATGTGGGGCAAGTCCAAGGAATGGCTTGAAGAGCCGGGCGGTGTCGATGTGCCCGATACTGACGCTCTCCAGGCCGATGCCTGCGCTCCTGGCTACAAATACGACAGCCTGACCCGGCTGGTCCTCGAAAGCAAAGAAGACATTCGCAAGCGCGGTCTGCGGTCCCCGGATGAGTGGGATGCAGTCGCGCTGACGTTTGCCGAACCCGTCGTTGAGCGGAAACCAAGGCCCAAGCCCGTTCACCACGGCGCGGGCGGATGGATGGGCTGATGAGCGATAGCGAAACAGACGACCTGCTGCGAGAGGCCCGAGAGGCTTTCCAGCGGGCGTCCGATGTCGAGAACGACAATCGCCAGACAGCGTTGGAAGACATTCGCTTTGCGCGTGCTGGCGAGCAGTGGCCGGCGGACATCGTCAAGCAGCGCCAGATCGACGGTCGTCCTTGCCTGACCATCAACAAACTGCCGGCGTTCATTCGCCAGGTGGTCAACGATGCCCGGCAGAACAAGCCATCGATCAAGGTTCACCCCGCCGATAGTGGGGCAGACCCAGAGACGGCAGAGGTCATCAACGGCCTCATCCGCAACATCGAATACACGTCGAACGCCGACATTGCCTATGACACGGCTACGGAATGCGCGGTAACGGGTGGCTTCGGCTACATCCGAGTGGGTATTGACCATGCCTTCGATGACTCGTTTGACATGGATATCCAGATCAAGCGGGTCAGCAACCCGTTCTCGGTCTATGGCGACCCGAATTCAACCGCGGCTGATAGCTCGGATTGGGACACGGCATTCGTTGTCGACCGGCTGAGCAAGTCGCAGTTCGAAGCTCAGTACAAGGGTAAGGCCAAGGTTGATTGGGATAGCACAGCCTGGACTGGTCTCAAGGGCACCGATTGGCTGAATGATGATGGTGTTCTCGTTGCCGAGTGGTGGCAGCGTGAGGAGAAAGACCGTGTTATCGTCCTAACCGAAGACGGCATGGTGTTCGGCAAAGACGAGCTTGAGAGCGACCCCGACCTTCAGGCGCTGCTACAAGCTGGCGTGCTAAAGATCCATCGGGAACGCACCACCAAGACGCATAAGGTCACGCAACGCATCATCTCCGGGGCGGATGTCCTTGAAACCAATAATTGGGTGGGTCGCTATATCCCGATCATCCCGGTCTATGGCGATGAGTTCGATATTGAGGGGAAGCGCTACTTCCGCTCGATGATCCACAACGCAATCGACAGCCAGCGGGCGTTCAACTACTGGCGCACGGCTGCGACTGAGTTGGTCGCGCTGGCTCCCAAGGTGCCGTACATCGGGCCAAAGGGCGCATTCGACACGGATATCGATCGCTGGAACACGGCGAACACCAAGAGTCACCCATTCCTTGAGTATGACGGCCAGCAGCCTCCCCAGCGCCAACCGCTCGACACTGGTGCTGCCGCCGGCTCGCTCCAAGAGGCCCTAAACGCCTCGGACGACATGAAGGCGATCATCGGCATTTACGATGCATCGCTCGGCGCCCGTTCGAATGAGACGTCGGGCAGGGCAATCATGGCCCGTCAGCGGGAAGGGGACGTTTCGACGTTCCACTTCATCGACAACATGAGCCGCGCCATTCGCCACACCGGGCGCATTCTGATCGACCTGATCCCCAAGGTCTACACGGGACCGCGCATTGTTCGCATCATCGGTGAGGACGGCTCGCAGGCACCCAAGCAGATCAACAAGGAAGCGCCAGCCACCGACAAAAAGGGCAACCCGCTCGCTGATGAGCAGGGCAACCCAATCATGGCCATGCATGATCTGACTGCCGGCAAATACGACCTGACTGTCTCTACGGGCCCGAGCTTCACGACGCGCCGCGAGGAAGCTGCGGCCCAGATGACCGAGATGATCAGGGCATTCCCGCAGGCCGCACCGATTGTCGGCCCTGAGCTTGCCAAGAATCTCGATTGGCCTGGCGCTGATGAGATTGCCGAGAAGATGGAGGCGATGACCTCCGGGCAGATCCCGCCTGAGCTTCAGAAGGCTATCGAAGACGGCAAACAGCAGATTGCCAAGCTGACCGAGGAAAACCAGAGCCTGAAGACGGACCAGTCCGCAGAAATGGCGAAGGTCGAAGCCCAGAAGCAACTCGACATGGTCAAGATCCAAGGCCAGCGCGAAATCGAGATGATGAAGATTGCCAGCGACAGAGAAATCGCCCGCGAGAAGATCGCCGCCGATTACGAAATCGCTCAGATGAAAACGCGTCTGTCCGCACAGAACGCCGCTGAGGCCAACAAGGCCAAGCAGGAATCCAGGCCGCAAGCCTGATCGTCCGCGCCACGTAACGGCGCACCAACAGCACCAACCGATGAGGAGTGCGCCATATGGACGGCGAACAGGAATCTATTGCCGAAGTAGAACTGGAAACCCCAGCAATCGAACCGGAAATAGAGGCTGAAGAGCCCGTAAACCTCGATGAGGGCGAAGAGCCTGAAGTCGAGGCTGCCCCTGAGGAAGACGACAGCGAGGAATTTGACTGGAACGGTCAGAAAATTCGCGGTCCCAAGGGGCTCAAGGACGGTGTGCTTATGCATGCCGACTACACCCGCAAGACGCAGGAAACTTCCGCGTTCAAGAAGGAACTGGAGGAGCGCGCATCGCGTCTCGACCAGCAATTCCAGGCGAGCGAGGAATATCTTGACGCCCGCGCCGACCTTCGCGCTGTCACGAAGGAACTGGAGCGGTTCAAGGACTTTGGTTGGAATGAATATCAGGCCCTTCGCCAGCAGGACATTCTCTCTGCCGACGAAGCCTGGAACTACGTTCAGCACCTCCAGAGCCAGAAGAACCAACTGACGGCCACCCTTTCACAGCACGACAACCAGCGGAGTTCTGAGGCGCAGCAAGAGATTGCCAAGCGCATGAACGAAACGCAGCAGTTCGCGCAGACCAACATCAAGGGTTGGACCCCCGAAACCGACAAGCAGGTGATCGACTTCGCGCTGTCCAAGGGCGCCACGCCCAAGGACATCACGAACCTCATGAGCCCTCTGGTTTACGAGATGATCTACCTCGCTCGGATCGGGGCACAAGCCCTTAACAAACCAGCCTCCAAACCAGCTCCCACCCAGCAGCCGGCACCCCTGAGGGTCGTTGCGGCCAAGGCAAACCCGCCTTCCCGCAAGTCACTCTCCGAGATGTCGATGGAGGAGTACGCCGCTGCCCGCCAGGCAGGGCGCGGAGGCTAAGCCTCACCCCCCGATTGAACGTCGGATGACGTCCAGTCCCAGCGCGGCCACGAGCCGCCCGATGGAGCACTATCATGGCACAGACCGTGCTTACTGCGGACATCATCGCCAAGGAAGCGGTGATGATCCTCGACAACGAACTCGTCATGGCCAAGAAGGTCTTTCGCGGCTACGAAAATGAGTTCGACAAGAAGGTGAACGGCTTCAAGGTGGGTGAAACCATCTCGATCCGCAAGCCGACCGACTTCACCGTCCGTGACGGCGCTGTCATGCAGACGCAGGAAGTCGTCGAAGGCAAGACCACGATCACCGTGGACAAGCGCAAGGGCGTCGACTTCAAGTTCACGTCCCAGGATCTGACCCTGAAGATCGGCGAGCTCTCCGAGCGCGTCATCAAGCCGGCGATGATCCAGCTTGCCAACCAGATCGATACCGACCTGATGGCACTGTACAAGGACATCCCGTCTTGGGTCGGCACGCCCACCCCGCCCATCAACTCCTACGCCGATTTCGCAAAAGGCCCGGAGCGCATGGACGAGTATGCCAACCCGACCGATGGCCGCTGTGCGGTTCTGTCGCCGGCTGACCATTGGGGCCTGCTTGGCTCGCAGACTGCTCTCTACATGCAGGATGTGGCCAGGGGCGCCTATCGCAAGGGTTCGCTGGGTGAGATCGGCGGCGTTGACACCTACATGTCGCAGAACGTTCCGACCCATACTGTCGGCTCGGCTGCTACTGCTTCGGCTGTGACTGATACCGCTGCCGGCGATGGTGTTCTGTCCACGACCTACGAGGCCACCAAGGACACGGGTTACATGTACCTGTCCACGGATGGCTGGGATGCCTCGACGCTGAAGAAGGGCGACGTGCTGGAGATTGCCGACGTGTACGCGGTCAATCCGGTTACCAAGGCAACCCTGGCGTTCAAGAAGCAGTTCGTTGTCCTTGAGGACACCGTGACGGCTGCGGGTGATACGGCGATCAAGATCGCGCCTCCGATCATCCCGACCGGCGCCTTCCAGAACGTCAGCGCGGCCCCGACCGATGGCAAGGCCATCACCAAGGTCGGCACAGGTGGCACTGGCTATCGTCAGAACCTGATGTTCCACAAGAACGCCTTCGCGCTGGTCACTGTCCCGCTTGTGTCGCCTCCCGGCGCCATCGACGTGGCACGCCAGAGCTACAAGGGCACCAACGTTCGCGTGATCCCCGTCTATGACGGCATCAACGACGAAAGCGCATGGCGCCTGGACGTTCTCTACGGTGTCAAGACCATCGACAACCGTCTGGCACACCGCATCAGCGGCTCAACCTGAGATTAGGGGCTTCGGCCCCTCTTCCGTTCCCCCGTTCAACCCAGAAGGAATACCTCCATGGCTGTTAAGCAGCTTTCGGATGGCGGCTCGGCAGGCGCCTGCCTTGGCCAGTCCATCACTGATCTTGTGTCGTTCTACGGCAAGACCCCCATTGCGCAGAAGGCAGCGGCTGCTCAGGCGGCAGTAACCGATGCATCTGGCGGCGTGGCCGCTCCGACGAACGGCATTCTCACCATCACCGGCACCTACAATTCGACCATCATTGCCAACGCGATTGCGACCATCGCAGCGCAGACGAACGCAATGCAGGCTGTCCTTGTCAGTGTCGGCCTCATGAAGGGCAGCGCTTGAAGCTGCTTGTCGCTGTTCCGGCCTATGATGGTCGGATCACCATCGAGACGGCGCGGTCACTCTGCAATGAGCAGGTCATGGCCGCGTTGTCCGGTGTGGACATGTCTATCCAGTTCATCCCTGGCGGCTCGCTCGTTACGACCGTCAGGGACCGGATAGCGTGCGATTTTCTGGCCAGCGATGCCGATAGGCTAGTTTTCATCGACTCTGATGTGAGTTGGGAGCTCGGTGATCTGCTGAAACTCGCGCGGCATCCGGTTGATTTTGTCGGCGGCTGCTACCGCTACAAGCAAGAGCCGGAAGGCTATCCTGTCCAGTTCCTTGATAAGCCTGAATTATGGGCTGATCCGGCAACTGGACTGCTTGAGGTGGTCGCACTCCCTGCCGGCTTCCTAGCTGTTTCCAGATCCGTGTTCGAGCGCCTGAAAGAGGCCTTCCCGAACCGCGCCTACAAGCACTTCGACAAGGAAATGCATGGCTTCTTCCATGCGCCTCCGGGTGGTGGTGAGGACGGGGCGTTCTGCACCGAATGGCGGGCGGTCGGCGGGGCTGTCTGGCTCGATCCTGAGCTTACCCTGACCCACACGGGCGGCAATCCCGACTTCACCGGCAACATCGGAAAGTGGCTGAGAAATGGCGCTCACTAACTATTCCGACCTTCAGACCCAAGTTGCCAACTGGATGGCCCGTAGTGACCTCACGGGCGAGGCCGTCGATTTCATCACGTTGGGCGAGGCGCATCTCAACCGGGAAATCCCTGCTGTTGAGATGGACGCCACGCTTGCGGGTGTAGTCGACTCGCGCCGTATTGATATCGCAGCGCAGAGCATGGAGCGGCCCATTGCGCTGTTTCTCATTGACCCAAGCTCGGGCGATGAAGTCATGCTCACCCAGAAGACGGACGGCACATTCCCATACGCGGCTACGTCCAGTTGCCCCAGCCTGTGGGCGATCGATGGCACAAACATCGACTTCGATTGCCCCCTGGATCAGGCTTATTCGTTCCGCTTCCGGTTTCGCCAGAAATTCAGCCTGTCTGATAGCGCGCCAACCAACTGGCTGCTGACAAACCATCCTGACGTGTATCTTGCAGCCGTGCTCATGTGGGGTGGGGTTTTCACACGCAACTCCCCGTTTGCTTCGAACTTTAGCGCCATTCTTGAGCGCGTCATCCCCTCCATCAAGAGCGCTATCGCACAGTCCAAGCGCGGCGTCCTGACAGTTGATCCGGCGTTGTCAGCAATTGGCAGGCGCCCGGTCTATGACGGGCAGTTCCAGTGATTGCTTTCCCGCCGTGGGAGCCAGACAAAGGCCCATTCTCCGCAGTCTCGACCGACACGGCAACCAACGTTCTCCCAACAGCGGTTGGCTGGGGGCCAATGTCGCAACTGTCCGACCTGTCAGATGCGCTTGGTGCGCAGTGCTATGGCGGATGGTGGTATCGCAACACAACGGGGTCATTCGGCTTCATCGCGGCCACTCAAACGGCAATCTACCGGCTTCAGTCGGATGGTTCGTGGACGGATATTTCCAAGGTAGGCGGCTATACCGGGCCGGATGCCGGCGATCTGTGGCAGGCTGAGCGGTTTGGCGCTGATTTCTACGTAACCAACCTCAACGACGCGCTCCAGGTCATGGATCTGGATACCGGGACGATCATGGCGGATGCGCCGGGCTCACCGCCTCGTGCCAAGTTCATCGAGACAGTCGGGGATTTCCTGTTTCTGGCCTATCTCAAGGTTGGGGCCGATGTGTTCCCGCAGGACTGGCAACACTGCAAGATCAACGACCCGACTAATTGGACGGTGACGGGCCTTGCAGGGGATTCGGACAGGCAGCAAATCCCGGATGGGGATGAAATTGTCTCGATCATGTCGAATACGGGCGGTGCGCGCATTATCCAGCGCCGTTGCAAGCGCCGGCTGATCTTCACACCGGGCAATACCTATTCGTTCCAGATGCAGGACATTGACGGCGCCCGCGGTGCTGTGGCTCCGCTGTGTGTCGTGCCCTTCGGCGGAGAGGCTTACCTGTACGTCAACGAAACCGGCATTTACGTAGGCGACGAGCACCGCTCTATCGGTGCAGAGCGTGTGGATAAGTGGTTCTTCCAGCAAATCGACCTCGACAAGCTTGGCGAAGTCCAGGGTATTGCCGATCCGGCCCAGAAAATCGTCTGGATTTTGTTCACTGACCAGAGTGGCCAGAAGAAGATGTTCGGCTGGCAATGGGTGTTGGACCGCTTTGTCCCGCCGTCTGATGCCGCTCCGATCCTGCTTGTCTCGGCTGTGTCGATTGGTGCTGTTTTGGACGATCTGGACAGCTACGGCACGCTTGATGCCATCGATATTCCGCTGGACAGTCGTCAGTTCAAGGGTGGGCGCATTACCTTCGGGGCGTTCACCGCAGCTAACAAGCTGGCGTTGTTTGCTGGTGCCCCTGCTGCGGCCACGGTGGAGACATCATCGACGGAATTGACGCCTGACACCGGGTCTTTCGTCTCGGGTGCAAGGCTCAAGAGCGATGCCAGCGATTACACCATGCAGGTGGGCGCGGCACAGGTTGCCGATGGCTCGCTTACGTGGTCCTCGGCCAATACACGCAATAGCAGGACCGGGCTTGTTCCGTTCCGTTCGGACGCAAAGTTCCATCGCTTCCGGGTGAACATCGCGGCTGGTTCCGAATGGGATCATCTCCACGGCGTCAGTCCTGAGTTTCAGGAATCGGGGGCAGGGTGAGAACCGTCCTTGTTCCCACTCACATGATCGACGGCATTTGGCCAAACGTGGTTGCGGGCTTTCAGAAGGCCTCACGGCGGTCGGGCGGTGATCTGACGGTCGGTGATCTGTGGGTTGGATGCCGGTCGGGTCACTGCTTTCTGTTCATCGTCCATGAGGGCGACGACGTGAAGGCCGCGACAGTCTGGAAGCCGGAAACCTGGCAGTCGGGGACCAAATTCCGCTGCATGGCTCTCTACGGCCAAGGCATGGCCGACTGGATGCCCGAACTGCATGAGATGGTGAAGAAGGTTGCCCGCGATTGCGGGGCCTCGTCGCTTGTTGCCGAGGGCCGCGAGGGCTGGCGCAAGATATTCCCGCACACCCGCAAGATACGCACGCTTTACGAGGAGCCTATCGATGGGCGGCAGTAACAAGACTACCCAGACCACATCGAATGAGCCGTATTCGGCTGCCAAACCCCTGCTCAATCAGGGTATGGGCGATGCGCTGAAGCTGTACAAAGATGGCGGGCTGGTGAAGCCGAACACCATGAATACGGTTGTCCCGTATGCCCAGCAGACCACGCAGGCCATGGGCGGGTTGCAGTCGCTCGGGCAGGCCAATACGGGCGGGCAGGGGCTTTCTGGACAGCTTCAGGGCATCATCGATAGCGGCGGCTACAACGACAACCAGATGACCGCGCTTGGCGGCATCAAGGATGCTGCTACTGGCGCGTTCGATATCAATTCCAACCCAGCTTATTCGCAGGTGCGTCAGCGTGCCATGGATGCCGCATCCAATGCAGCGGCCCTTAATGCCTCGGGTGCGGGGCGCTATGGCTCTGGCACCCACACGAACGCGGCCGCAACTGCCGTTGGCAACGTAGCAGCTGACATGGACATGGGCGAATACCGCAATTGGCAGGGCCGCAAGGACGCCGCCAACACGCAGCTATTCAATGCGGGCCAGCAAGGCCAGTCCAACATGGGCAACGCCTATCAGGGCATGCAGGACGCCTATAGCCCGCTGCTTCAGGTCGGCGCGATGAACGAAGACCTGTATGGCCGCACCCTCAACGACCAGCTCCGCATTGCGCAGGAGCGACAGAATGCTCCCCTCGCCAATATCCAGGCATTGCAGGGCGTTGCCTCGGGCGCTGGCAATCTCGGCTCGTCGACAGCAACGGCGCAGGGGCCGTCGAACACGCTTTCGAACATCGCGGGCGGCGCCCTCGCGGGCGGCAGCCTGCTCAAGTCGGGCGGAGGGAAACTCTGATGGGCGGCAAGTCCAAGAAGGCCACCAACGAAACGCCGGCCACCACGACCCCGACCCAGCCCATGCAGACGCTCCAGCCGTCAATGCCCGGCCAGTTGGAGGCAATCGCACAGCAGCTTGGCGCTGGCTTCGGCCAGCCCGCACCCGACATGATGTCTTATCTCCAGCAGTTCTATAAGCCGATGCAGGTACCGGATTATTCGGCCCAGCCAGCGACAACGCCGAACCCGGCGCCAACACCTGCCGCATCGACACCCATGAACACGGCGCAGCAGGTCCGCGATTTCCTTAACCGTCAGCGCGGGGGAGGTTCCTGATGAGTATTCTCGACGCTCTCTTTGGCCAGCAGAACAACGGCCAGCAGGCGCAGTTGCCTGCCACCGCTACCCCGGGCGCGATCCAGCGCGGCCCCGATGGCAGGGCCTATCAGTACGCGGAGACGCGCGGCATGGCGGGCGCGACGGGTGATTTTGGCTGGATACCCACGAACATGGAGCCGAAACAGGGTCTTTTCGGCCAGTTGCTCGACCCGGCTGTGGCGCTGCCCATGGCGGGTGCATTGCTCGGCAATCAGGGCAACTCGGCCAACTTCGGCAATGCGCTATCGGCTGCCGGCCCGGCTATAGCTCAGCAGAAGCTCACGGCACAGAGCAACAAGACCGGCAATTTCCTCCGCAAGCAGGATCCGCGCTACGCCGAGATGCTGGACAACGGTTTCCAGCCCAAGGAAGTGTATGAACTGTACCTTCAGGATCGGAAAGCGCAGAACCCGGCGGACCCATACAAGGTCGTTGACGGTCAGATATTTGACACCCGCGACAAGTCGTTCCTTTCGCCCCCGGCGGGCAGCGGGGCACCAGAAACCGGCCTCAACCCGGTAATGCTCCGCAATAAGGATGGTGTGACGATTTACGCCCAACCAACAAAGGATGGAAGGCTGCTTGCCTCGCAGGTGCCGGAAGGCTTTGAACCTTATGACCCATATTCAAAGGCGCTGGCCACCGGAAGCGGGGCGGCGGCGGGCAAAGCACAAGGCGAAGCGCTGGCGACCTATCAGAGCATGTCCAGCAAGATGCCTGGGCTTGAGCAGGTGATTACCAAACTCGACGGCCTCTCTGAGAAGGCGACCTACACGGTGGCTGGGCAGGGCCTCGACGCTGGTATGAGGCAGCTTGGCATGGACCCGCGCGAAGCTGCCGTTGCTCGATCTGAATACATCGCCACGGTTGACAATCAGGTGCTTCCGCTTCTGCGCGACACGTTCGGCGCTGCCTTCACAGTGAAGGAAGGTGAAACCCTCCGCGCGACCTTGGGTGATCCCAACAAGACTCCACAGGAAAAGCAGGTTGTTCTCAGGGCGTTCATTGAGCAGAAGCGCCGTGATGTTGAGGCGCTTGCGGCTCAGGCCTCAGTTACTCCTGGCTACAACCCACAAGGCGGCCTGCCACAGGGCGGTGGTGTAGTCGATTACACCGAATACTTCAGGGGGCAGTAATGCCGCAGGTCCGCATGCCAGACGGCGCAGTCGTCAGCTTTCCAGACGACATGCCGAAAGAGCAGATCCGCAGTCTAATTGCGACCAAATTCCCCGACGCCGCACCAAGGGGCCACAACGTGCCCGAGTACGTTCCACCGGGCGTCGAAGGCTACAACCCCGAAACGGGTATGGTTGAGCCGCAGTATGGTAGGGCCGGTTCGGCTGCCATGGGCGCTGCTGACACCGCAACCTTTGGCTTTGGTGACGAACTGGCATCATTTGTCGGTAGCGGTCTGACAGGCGTTCCTCGTCAGCAAGTTCTGGCGGAAATGCGAGGGAATGCCGAAGCAGCACAGGCTCAAAACCCCGGCTCTTACCTCACAGGTCAGGTTGCTGGCGGTGTGGCTCAAGGGCTCGCGACGGGGGGCGCTGGCTTTGGTGCCAACGCAGCCAAGACTGGTGCTGGCTTGGGCCGCGTTGCACTTGGTAGCGCGGCAGACGGCCTGATCTATGGCGGCTTGCAGGGTGCGGGCGGCGGCACCGATTTGGAAAGCAGGGCAAAGGGGGCCAGTTGGGGCGCCGTCACAGGCGGCGTGACTGGCCTGGCGGCCCCATACATCGTCGCTGGCGTGTCGAAGGCCACACAGAAGGCGGTTTCACCTTTCTCTACCTCCGCAGACCGCACCGCAGCCGCCAAGTTTCTTGGTAGCGAAGGCGTACCGCTCACTGCTGGCCAAAAGACGGGCAGCAAGGCGCTGCGTTACGCCGAGAGCGAGATCGGCGGCGATGCAGCAGCCAACATCATGGAAGAGCAGGGGCGAGCCTTTACGGATGCGGCAATGCGTAAGGCGGGCGGCAGTGGGCTCGCCGACCCCGACACTCTTGCCGCGCTCAAGGGCAGACTTGGTAAGGGGTTTGAAGACCTGTCGGCGCGCAATACCCTTCGCATTGACCAGGGAATTGTGGACGACATGAATAGGGCCGCGCAGGAATACGCTCGCGTACTGCCTGCCGACAAGAAGGCGATATTCCAAAACCTTGGCGACGATATCATCGGGCGCTTCAAGGCTGGCAAGAACACGATGTCAGGCAAGGACTACCAGACGATCCGGTCCCGCCTGACCCGCATGGCCAAGAACTATCGCAACAGCGACGGCGAGTTTGCCGACGCTATCCGAGGCCTTCGCGATGCGCTCGACAACGGTATGGAGCGGTCAATCGCGCCCGCCGACAAGGGTGCGTGGTCGGGGCTGCGTCAGCGCTACGGCAACTACAAGGTGCTGGAGAAAGCCGCGAATGGGGGCGGCGAGGATGCCGCGCTTGGTATCATTTCCCCGGCTCGCCTTCGCATGGCTGCATCGTCTGGCAACCAGTCTGGCTTTGCCACCGGCAAGAGTGATTTCACCAAGCTTGCGAAAGCAGGGCAGGCGGTCATGACGCCTCTGCCAAACTCGGGCACGGCGAGCCGCTTGGCTGTCCGTAATCTCGGGGCCATGGCACCGTCAATCGTTGGCGCGGGGGCTGGCGGCGCATATGGGGCACAGGATGGCGGCGGGCTTCAAGGCGCGCTTACGGGTGCCCTGGCAGGCTTCGTTGCCCCGCGCGTCATCGGTAAAATGATGATGTCCAAGCAGGGGCAGCGCTATCTTGCAAACCAGCTACTGAAAAGCGGCGCAATGACGCCTCAGAAGCGGGCGCTAATCAATGCGGTGCTGACCTATGGCGGCTCAGCGGCCACCAGCCGCCTTGCGCCATGACTCGGGCACCTTGTTGCCGGTGATCTCCGTTCCCCAAATGACGAGGACGCCCATCGTAAGCCCACCAATGGCTACGGACGGCCAGTCAAACTCGTAAAAGTAGAGATACCAAGCCCAGAGTAGGGCGATGGCGGGCCACATGAACCACCAAATAGCGTTGGTGGGGCGTTTTTCGTGCGGATTGTGCTCGATTAGGGGCGGTTCGCTCATTCCAACAATCATTACCATACGGTGAGGCGCTTTGGCAAAAGTCAAATCCGTCGTCGATACGATATTGGGCGAAGCCACCTATGGCACCCCCCAACAGCGTTACGCCGACATGGTCAATATTGCCTCGGTGATCGCAAACCGGGCGGCTCAGACGCGCACCACGCCGCAGCAGGTCGTTTCCGTGCGTTCGGAGTTCAATGCATACGGCAAGCCGCTTCCGTCTGGGGTGGAAAAATACCGCAGCCTGGCGCAGCAGGCGCTCGATGACGTGCTGGCGAACGGCCCGAAGCATAACGCCACCTTCTACGCCACGCCCAAGGCCGCCAAGAACCTGCCCAAGGGACTGAAGCAGGTCGCGTCTACCTCGGGGCATGTGTATTTCACCGACCCGCAAAACCGCGCAATCCGCACGGCGGTCGGGTTCGTCAAGCCGGTAGCGAACGCTGTCCAGCAGGTGGCGAAGCAGACCGTCAACGCGCTTGGTGATGCTGCCAATGCTGTCACGGCTCCTGTCAGGCAAGCAGCGGTCGGTGCCGGAAATATCGCTTCGGCCCTCCGCACGGCAGCATTCCCGTCGATGTCTCCCCCGCCGCGTCCATCCGTCGATGTGCCGGGCATGCTCGCCTATGACCTTGCCGGTGCCAAGCGAAACCAGATCCCGACCAGCGGCATCGGCCAGAAAGTCTCCGCAGCGGCCAACAGCGTCATTCCAGGCACTACGACGACGCTCTATTCGGGCATGGAGCCGAGGGGCTTAGGCGCGATTGGAGCCAAGAACAGGCACCCGCTAGGCTTCGCCGGTGATTTCCACTTCACCGCCCCGAACGGGCAGAAGATTACCGATCCTGTGGCGCTTCAGGACATCGCCATGTCGATGGCGGCGCAGCATAACGCCAACATCGGCTACGGGCAGACCGGCTATATGGGGCCGGGCCGCATGCACATCGACACGATGCCGCTGGATCAGTTTCCCGGCGGTGCGCAGTGGGGCAATACGGCCAAATCGTGGGCCAACAACCTCGACTTCGCACGGGCGACCGGAATAGGCCCCACACCCTACACGAACGCTCCGACGCCTTCTCCGCGCCCGTCTCCGCCTGAAATGATGATGGCTGCACCTGTGGGCAGGGTGGAGCGCGCCCCACTCCAAGCAGCCGCACTACGCATGCCAGACGCGGCCCGGTTCGCATATGACGTGCCCAACCCAGAGCGCTTTGGACCGCGCGCGCCCTCGACCACGGCCAAGACCTCTCGGTTGCCGGCAAGCACAGTGGCGCGTGGCTCGTCCCTGCCCGGTGTCGGCCCGACCGCATACACTTACGAGGGCGTTCCCGAGGCGGCGAGGCGCAACCCAATCGCCAATCTGGCCTCAAAAGCCTATGGCCTTGTTTCCTCGGACGCGCAGGCTGCGCCACGCCCCAACAACCCGTCACTGTCGCCGGCTGCATTGGGGCGGGGGAGTGTCACCGCGCCGTCCTTTTCTTCCGCTCGGATGGTGGCCCCGCAAACATCTGTGCCGACGCAGCGGTTTGAGCGGCCAGCAACCCCGACACAGCAGGCAGCGGCTTATAACCAATACGCGCAAAGCCGCATGGCTCCTGTCGAACCTCCGGCACCCAACGCCAACATGTCCCTGGCTGACCAGTATGCCAGCTATGGCGCGGGCAGGGTGCCCAATCCGACGCCGGCCCTCAATGCGATGATGTCACCGGTCGCCACGGTTGCGCAGAGCTTCGCCCCTGTGGCTCCGCAGCCTCAATTCGTGCCAGCAATGCCGATCACTCCGACCCCGCCACCCGCGCCTATGCCCGTCCAGCAGGTGAGGGCAGCGCCGCGTCAGCAATTCCCGTCTGCGCCACCGGCCCAGCCCCAATACACCGCCGCCGATGTCTACGCAGGCCGGGCCAATTCTGGCGTTGCAACGGGCGGCAACATGGTCAGCCGTGATCAGTACGGCAACACGTCAGTCACGAACAAATACGGTGTCACGACCACGACGAACGCCAATGGGCAACAGATGGCCTCGTCTGGTCCCGGCATCGGCGGCCCGCTTGGCTCGGGTGGAATTGGCTCAGTCTTCGATGCCCAGCCCGATCTGAACGGACGCAGCAAGTTCGGCAACACTGCCCGTCAGGTAGGCGCAAGCATGGCTGGCTCGGCTGTTGGCGGGCTTCTTGGGCCCATTGGCTCGCTGCTCGGTGCGGCACTTGCTGGTGAGCTCGCAAAGCCCGGTGCCGGTCGTGTCGGCGATCTCCTCAACGGCGTCCGCACCATGAACATCAACGGCCAACCGATGCAGTTTGCCCGTCCTCAGTCTGGCGGGGCGTTCCCGAACGCACCAAGCGGCGGCTTCCGCGATCCGACCTTCTCCAACCGTTCTGACCGCTCAATGCGGGACATTTCCCCCAATGCCGCCCGCGACATCAGGTCGGGCACGGCTGGCCTCTTCTAAGGCGAGGAATTCACATGGCTAAAACTGCCGTATCGCAATGGGACACTGTTGCGGCAAACAACACCGACATCAATTCAATACCGATTGATGGTGCTGTTACGACCCCGTCTCAGGTCGACAACATCGTCCGCGAGATGATGGCCCAGATCAAGACATTCTCGACGTCGGTCACGCTCACGGTCGGTGTAACGGTCGATAACACCGTACCAAGGTTTGATGGCGTTGCCGGCGCGCTGCAAACATCAGGCGTGACCATTGCCGATACCAATGCCATGACCATCACGAGTACGTCGGCGGGGACGCTGCTCACCATTACCAGCACGGAAGCGGGCTCAGCCTCTGGTCCGGATATTGTTCTTTTCCGCGACTCTGCCTCTCCCGCAGTCCTGAGCATGATCAATTGGCGCGCCCGCGATTCCGGTGGCAACGACACGCGGTATGCGACAATCGATGCTGTGCTGAACAGCCCGACAGACACCGCTGAAAGTGCTACTCTGCGCTTTGTCACAATCCGGTCGGGCACTCTGGCCTTCCGCGCACATATGGCCGCTGGCTTCTACATGGAGGGGGCTACAGGTGGCGACCCTGGCGCCGGTAAGATCAACGCCACCGATCTGCTCATCAACAACAAATCCGTAGCCACCGACACCATCTCCGGCTTCATCGGCGCCCCAGCCAACAAGACCTATACCCTGGTCCTCAAGTGCCCGTATGGCGGCACCATCAACGAGACCGTGACCAAATCCGCATCGGGCACCTGCACGGCGACGTTCAAGATCAACGGCACGCCCCTTGGCGGCACGGCCAACAGCGTCTCATCCTCGGAGCAGACCCAAGCCCAGGCATCGGCCAACACGTTTGTTGCCGGCGATGACATCGAGGTCACGATCTCTTCGAACTCGTCGTGCCTTGACATGGCCTTCACCATCAAAGTGACGAAGTCGTTCTGATGCTGCTGTTCATTGATGATCGCGCGCCGGTCCAACTGGTTGCCTCGGCAGTCGACACAGTTGACCGCTCTGGCTCCTACACCTTCGCCGGGTTGAATTTTGGGGACGACTTCAGCAACCGGACGCTGGTGGCCCTCGTCCATCTGGCGGCGGGCGGCAACGTTACGCTTGACCAAACACCTGCGACAATAGGTGGTACAACAACATCTGGGGGCGATGCGGGCGACCTCGGGCAGGGTGGCACCCCTGTTGGCGCAGCGGGTGGAGGCGTATGGGCAGCGAAGCCGTCCGGCACATCCGGTAGTGTTGTCGTCAATTTCAGTGGCGGCTCTGCGAGTGCTTGCGCGGTTTATCTTTTCGCAGTCACTGACATCGCGTCAGCTACACCTCACGCTTTCTCAGTGGGGGCTGGTGGGTCTGGTGGTATCACGAGCGACCCGACTTATCCCGCCAGTATGAATGGAACGTTGAACGTTCCAAGCGGTGGCAGTGCGGTTATTTTCGGTTCTGCCACCCGCGCAAATAACACCGCCGCCATTACCCTCGTGGGTATGACGCAGGCTTATGACCTGACATTGGACGGGTCGCACAGGATCGCGGGCGGTTATTCCTTCCGTCTGCCACAAGAAACGAACCGCACGGTTGGTTTATCCACCAGTACTGGAAACGTCATCTTCGGCATGCGAGCGGCGTCATTCGCCTAATCGGGGTGTTCAAACGGCCAGCCGTTGCAATGACCGATTTCATGACGGAGCACGGCCTCGGGTGTGGCCTTTTTCCAAGTTCGGTCGACTACAACAACGTTACATCGCTTGCCGCCCTTCTTAAGAACGGAACAGCCGCGCATTCCAGGGTAGGTGCCCTTTTCCGAGCCGTTTGCGTCCTTAAGCATCTTGGCGCAGAGGCGGTAGACGTCCTTGGGCGGTAGGTATCGAACCTTCAGATTTCCCGTGTAAGGATGGTCGTAGCGCGCAGGCGGGTTCCACTCGGCGTCATTTTTCCCAGCCATGGCGATGTCAGCCAGCCCCAAAAGCAACAAGCAAAAAATCAGAAGCCGTACTACCATGATGGCGTGTCGTTATCCCCGTTTCGCTCACTTGGCGGCGGTGTGGGCTTCACCACCGGCTTTCTCACCGCTGGTTTCGGCGCAACGGCCTTCTTCACCACCGGTGCAGGCTTAGCCACAGCAGCCGGCGCTTGATACGCGACGGGCTCGACCTTCGGCAGCATCCCGCAGCCACTCAATCCAATGATAGGTATGCACGTCAAGGCCAACATGCGCATGGGGGCTCCCCCTATTCGTCGCGCCTAATGCATGCCGGAAATGTAGCACTTCGAGCGGCCTCTTACAAATAAGCCGCCCGATCTACTTGCAGGTATCCCTAATGCAGCAACCCGTTATACCCCGCGTCAGGGCGCCTAGCGATCTGACGCAGACCAGCATGGCCATTGTCATCGGCAATCAGGTCTATGGCGTTCCGGCTATTGAGCTTGGCGATGCGTTCGGGTTCCAGCCGCTCGACGATGATCTGACAGAAATATCAGCACTGGCAACAACCACCTACGGGCGGGCATTCCTCACGCAGGCTGATGCCTCAGCCGCACAGACGCACCTTGGCATTTCGACGTTTGTCAAAACGATCCTTGACGACGCCGACGCGGCAGCGGTTCGAACCACTATCGGCCTCGGCACCGCAGCAACCCAGAACACCGGTACATCCGGCAGCACTGTGCCACTACTTAACACGTCGCCCACATTCAGCGGCGGCACGTTGGCTATCCAAGCTACAGGAACGTTTGGCGATGTCCAAATTAGGAGGGCTGATGCACATGGCGATAACGCTGTTGTCGGTCGTGTGGTCTTCCGAGGGACGGATGATGCGGCAAACAATCAAGCCTTTGGAGAAATGACAGTTGTTTGCCTTCAAGATGCGAACGGAGCGGAATCCGCTGATTACAGGTTTGCCACCTTCCAGGCGGGCACACTCGCGAACCGTATGCAGGTTGGCGGCGGCATTTATCACTCGTCCGCCACAGGCGGCGACAAGGGCAACAACACCATCAACTTCGGCGCGGTCTACGACGACAACACGCTTCTGACCTGCATGGCGATGGCCGAGGAGTTCCGCACCAAGGGCGTGATCGATCTCGACAAGTGGGACGCATTGGTTCCCAACATCGAAATCCCCGAGCGCATCGAAACCGTCCCGGTCATGGCCGATGTCGAGGTCGAGCGCGTCGTGGACGAGCGCTCCGAAGATGGGTCCCTCGTCCGCAAGACGATCATCGTGACGGAACAGGCAACGCAGATCGAGCTGGAGCCCGTCTGGGACGAGGGTGGTAACGGCGTCGATGCCGTCGAGCATTTGGTGACGGAAGAAATCATCATCCCCGCCGAAACCATCCAGCGCATTCACGGCACGGCCCGCGTCTTCAAGGCCATGTGTGACGCAGGCTTCGACCCCCGCGACCCTGAGCAGTATTTCGCCAAGATGCGAAACGACGAGGCGCTTCCGGGCATGCCGACGCAGGCAGATTGGGAGCAGAACGGCCTGTGCATGGGCGAAATGTTCTCCCGCAAGTGGCTGGCCATGGAAATGCTGGCGATTGTTTCGAATGCCATGTGGCTGAAGCTCAACGAGCACGATGCGCGGCTTGCGGCTCTGGAAGCCTCCAAGCGCTAACTCCACACATCTGAGGAAATCCCATGAACCTGACGCTTGGCGACACGCGGCTGATCATAGCTGCGTGCAAGAAAGAGGGCTTGCTGCGCAACCAAGCGGCCTATGTACTCGCCACTGCTTACCACGAGACAGCCCACACCATGAAGCCGGTGCGGGAGTATGGCGGCGAGACGTATCTGAAGAAGAAGCCCTACTACCCCTACGTGGGTATGGGCTACGTGCAGCTAACCTGGTTGGCCAACTACCAGAAAGCGTCGAAGAAGCTCGGGGTAGATTTCGTCAAGAACCCGCGCCTGCTGCTCAAGGCTGAGTATGCCGCGCAGATCCTCGTCATTGGCTCGCGTGACGGCTGGTTCACCGGCAAGAAGCTGGCCGACTACATCACGATCAGCCGTTCGGACTTCACGGGCGCCCGCAAGATCATCAACGGCACCGACCGTGCGAAACTCATCGCTGACATCGCCATTCGCTACGACGCGCTTCTGAAGCAGGACGGTTATGGCGAAGACGGGGCGACCAAATTCAAGACGACTATGCCTGGCTCTGCGCCTTCGTCAGTCAAAGTGACGATACCTGCTACGGGCGGCGATAAGGGCAACGCCACCATCCCGTCAGAGCCCGCCAAGGGCGCCAGCTTCTGGGCTCAGCTCATCACCGCAATCCTCCGCTACTTCTCGAAAGGCTGACCATATGACCAGCGTCATCATTCGCATCGCCCTGCGCTATGGCGCTGGCTATCTCGTCCTCAAGGGCCTTCTGTCACCCGAAGACGCATCCACACTCGCCACAGATCAAGACGTGCAGATGATCGTCGGTGTGGCCGTGGGTGCTGTCACTGAGGGCTGGTATTTCCTCGCCCGCAAGTTCGGGTGGTCGAAGTGACAGCGCTGCTGCTCTCTTTCCTGAGCAACCCGACGATGCTGGCAATCATGGGCGGCTTGCTGGCCGTCCTCGTGGCCTTCTTCAAGGGCAACAGCCGTGGTGCTCGCCTGGAGCGCGCCAAGCAGGCCGAAGCCGAACACAAGGCCCGCACCATCGCCGATCAAGTCGACAACGACATCGGGGCTCTCCCAACCAGCGAAGCACGGGAAAGGCTCAAGTCATGGTCAAAGCCCTGACACTTGCCGCGCTTGTTGCTCTCGCCGGCTGCCAGACCGCCAAAGGCACATTCTGCGACATCGCCAAGCCGATCCGGCTCGCTCCTGAGCAGATCGACCAACTGACGGATACGCAGGTTGCCGAACTCCTCGGGCACAATACTAGAGGCCAACGCCTGTGTGGGTGGCGCCCATGACTGACGATCAGGACGCCGCAGAGAAGTTCGCGGACCTACCAGAAGGCACTCGCAGATTCATTGCCAATCTCGACGCGGACGACATCGCCACGCTCGGGCAGGCAATCGAGATGGTCAAGACAACCATGACATTCGGCAGGGTGGCCCGTTGGCTCATCCTTGGCGTGATCGGCCTATTCCTTGGCGTCGTGATGCTTTGGGAAGCCGTCTTGAAGTTCCTCGGTTTTTTCAAGGCATAGGAGCCTGACATGTTTGGTGAAAGCAGACGCTTCTGGGTGGCTTTCTCCACCCTTGTCATCGCATGCGCGCTGGCCGCTGTCATGGCGGTTCATCACAGTATAGGCCGCCCCGATCTTCCCGGCCCGAACGTCAAGATCGTGCTGAAATCCGGTCATGGCTCTGGCATCAACATCGGCAACGGCTACATTGTCACCGCCGCCCATGTGGTTGAGGATAATACCTCGCTCGACATCAAGTTTGAGGACGGCACGACATCCAAGGCCGAAACGCTCTGGGTGAACAAGGGTGCAGATGTCGCCCTGCTTCGGTTCAAGGATGATGGGCATACCCGCTCAGCAATGCTTTCCTGCCGCACCCCCGAAGTCGGGGAGGCAGTCACAGCCTTTGGCAACCCGGTAGCCTTCGAGAACTTGGTCTTTCGTGGCTTCGTCAATGGGAAAGCCACCACTGTTGGCCAGAACAAGGGCCTGATTCCGACCGATCTCACTATCATTCCTGGCATGTCTGGCGGTGCCCTGTACGACGCTGCGGGCTATGTGATCGGCATCAACGTCATGACGGCGATTGTGCCGCTTGGCTTCATGCCGTCATGGACCCGCATTGGCTTCGCGGTGCCTGGCACCACGATCTGCGGCCTGATGGGGCGTGTCTGAGCATGACGCCTCCCGTCTCAGACGAGGAAATGCAGCGGACGCTTGCCGCGTATTTCGCCCATAGTGGCAACATCACATATATGGCCGCTGATCTCGATCTATCCCGAGGGGCGACCTATGACCGCGTTAAGCGCCTTCGCCGGGAGGGGCATATCCGCGAGGCTCAGCAGGCGGCCCAGACCGAGTACACGCCTGACATCGATATGATCGAGGTTGCCAAGCCTCGCGTTCGTGTCCGCGCCTACAACGTGTCCGTCACCAGAGACCTGCCTGTCCGACGCGTCCTTGCCATCGGTGACACGCATTGGAAGCCGGGGCAGGGCGTTGAGCATATGCGCCTGATCGGCCGCTATGTGGCCGAGAACCGCCCCGACAACGTGGTCCACATCGGCGATGCGCTTGATATGGAAAGCTGCGAGTTCCACAGCGCAGCTGGATCTGCCTCCCAGATGAACCGCCCCTCGTTTCAGGACGAGATTTCAGCCGGCGAGGATGCGCTTGAAGCCTACCATTCCGAGATCGGCTTGGGCGAAGTCCCGCACGATGTGATCTACGGGAACCATGAATACCGCGTCGAGCGGCTGGAGGAGCTGGCGCCCAATCTCGCTGGCACTCTTACCCTTCAGCGTGATCAGCTCTTTGCCCGATATCGATGGAAGACCACGCCATATCGCCATTGGCTGTTCTTCGAGGGCGTCGGGTTCACGCACGTCCCTCATTCCATCATGCAGAAGCCTATTGGCGGGCGATATCCCGAAAACACCATCGGCAACCAGTCGACCCACTCCGTTGTCTTTGGCCATACCCACCGCTGGAACCATGTGACCGTTCCGAAGATCGGCATCAATAACGCGATCACCGTGACCAACGTTGGCTGTGCAATGCCTCATGGCTACCTGCCGAAGTACACGGACGGGGCGACGACTGGCTACACTTACGGCATTGCCGATCTGCGCTTGAGGGGTGGTCGCGTCGAGGGCGCCAACTTCATCTCAATGCTCGATCTCGAAAGCCGGTACGCATGAACTGGATTCTGTCGATGCTCATCCGCTGGAACCTGCATCGCTACGATCAGCGGAGGCGGCGATGAAGCCGCGCTGTCTATTCATACCCTACGTTATTGCTACGAGTAGGGTAGAAAGCGTCGTTACGCGTACACCAACCTCAGACCCGGACACGTATTTCGAAACCGAGATGACGCCCGAGGAGGCCGAGAACTTCGCCCTGGATCTGCTCAACGAGGCAAGGAAGGCGAAGCATCTTCGTGCGTCTCGCGAATGGCTTGAGAAGCAAGGTACAGATAGCGGTTTCTAG